TCGTTTCTCAACCATGGTTTTCTTAGATGTCCTGACTCGTTTATGTACAATGGTTTTCTAATCTCATCTGACTCGTTAATAAATTATGGTTTTCTTTTGCTTCCTGACTCGTTTATCTCACTTGGTTTTCTAAGCTAGATTGACTCGTTTGAAATGCATGGTTTTCTTGTACGTTCTGACTCGTTTTGAACCAATGGTTTTCTTGGCATACCTGACTCATGCAACCTTGTGATCTATACCCAGCTTAGCTTTGCTGTATTCCTCTGCAACAGGAAGCCCTTCTAGTTTGCGCCACGCGGAGTATAGATCCACAAGGAATCGTTTAACTGTGTACCGTATTGCCATGTTGTTGAGATGTGCTTTTGTTTTCTCAGCATGGGCTGGCATGTTTGTAATGCGGTGTTTGTAGTTGTCATAGATGTCACGGTAGACACCATTAGTCTTGACGAATGAGCCACCAAGCACACCGATTAGTTTGGTTTTGAGAAAAGGATTGAAGCTGATACCTTTCTTGGTTTGTTCCTTACCATCTTTGTCAATGTATGTTTGGTCTACCAGATGCTCTTTCTTTCTGGATCTACCTGCACCGTTGACTACATCTAGTCCAGCGTAGGCCCATAAAGAACTGGGATACTCTGCTTTGTGTATGTCAAAACTTGCGATGATGACTGCTGCCATAGTAGGACCGACACCTTTCACATCTTCAAGGAAGCTTTTCCATATGGGAAACTCTTTCACGCTGTACTCAATCTGTTTGAACGCTGCGTCCTCTGCATCTACAAGATTGACGTACTGCTGCACAAGAGAGAACTCTGAGTAGGCATCAATGAGTCCGTCTTTCTTGAACTTGCGTGGTGTCATACTGACGATGCCATCAGTAATCTTTTTGTATGAAGTGCGTAGATTAGACAGTAATAGCTTGGCATCAGCATCCAGTGTGTCTTCTGACTTGCTAGGCTCCTGTCCGATCTTGCTTTTGAAGTTACCTACTACAGCATTGCCCACTTTGATACGTGTGCTTTGCATTGAGTAGAAGCCATTGACTGCTGCTTTAAGCATGGTTTGCTTGTGGTTCATACTTTCCTCCTGAAAGCTATTACTGGGCTTTGACCCAAATGAATTTACGATAGGGGAAGCTGGTAGTCTTGACGAACTTTAGCTCCTCTTTCGGTATGAATTTCTTCGCTACGAATAGGAAGATGGATACGATAGCACCAGCCACAAGGCCAGCCATCATACCTGAGAATGTACCCAAGAAGATCCACACAAAGAAGAATGTGATGATGACATCAAGGGCGATATCAAACTTAACTACCCGTTTCAGATTGAACTTCAACAGTAGAAAGATCATACCAATTGCTGCGATTGTACCTGCTATAAACATTTTTACTCCTCCTAGAGTTCTGCACTAAATGAACATTCATTGTTTTCTTTCACGCACTTTAATATCTCGTTACCGAGTTCAAGCCGTGCGTACCATCCAAGAAGCCTGTTTACTTCTTCTTTTGGTATATCGAAAAGTTGTTGCAAAATTTCTTTGTTATACATTTCTCTGTCATCAAAAAACTTGTCGAGTTCTGCTTTCATATCACCAAGTTCTTTTAAGCACGTATCAATACCGCTTTGGATCTTCGGCAGATCGTTTTTCTCAAAATAGTATTCTAAGTGAAAAGGTTGTCCTTCTTTGCCAAAGAAGTTTGCATCGTTACTGGGTTGCACGCCAAACCAGAACTTGCCTTTGATGTCTCCGCTGTAATATCTACCCATCTTTATAGCTCCAATTTTAATTGCTCCATTACACCTCGTCTTACAAAGTGCGTGTCAAAGTCACTCCAATCACTTGCTATCTCGCACGCCACTGCTGCCTCCACATCAGCTTTTGTGTTACCTAGCCATGCATTACATATGTCTACAATGTAATCAGGCATGTAATCCATGTACTCAAGCATTGGATCGCCATTACGATCAATGAATCCTGTCTGATCATTGGTGTAGTTGTAGTAAAAGAACCTGTGCTTTATCGTTTTAGTGGCACGTTTGTTTCCAATGTGCTGACACAAGTTTCGTATTGCTGTTGCTGGATCAATGTCGCTCATCTTCACCTCCAATTAAGAACGTTGTTAAAGACGTTAACTCTTGTCGTATACAGGCACGCACAAGCCCCATCCCCTCATCCGAATGGAGATAAGTTGAGACAAGCTCCTTCATGTCTAACAACTCACCGTCTTCACTCTTGATTACTATTGTAATTTCCTGTTTCATATGACCTCCAGTAAAAGAACCCGTCTGACGAGTAGAGATATAAGTATAGGAGTTAATACCAATTTAGCACTCATATCTAGGAGCCTACTGTCAGACGGGGTGAACGTTACGCTGCGCTTTTCTCTCCCATACGCTCACGTATTCTGTCCATTAGAGATTCTTTAGTGTTGTCATTACGCAAGCCGTCCACGATGCTGTCCATCTGGTTCAATGCATCAGGCCAGCTGCATGTTTCAAAGGCAGATACCCACTCATCAGATACTTCACCTGTCTCTTCATCGATTCTCTCGATCTTGGTACGTTGTCCGAATAGCACCAATGGCTCGATGTCGCCAAGGTAGTCCATCTCATCGCATAGTACAGAGTGCATGGCTGCCATATCTGCAAAATCAGAAATGATTACGTCTTCAATGCGGTCACGAGAGATATAGGTCTGACCTCGTTCTTCGCCTGAGTCTTGAGCAAAGTCGATGCCTGTTGTGCCTCGTACCTCTTCTTCCTGGTCTTGTATTGTCTGGGCTATGCCTTGCGCTCTCGCCAGCCAGCAAGCCTTGTTCATTACTCGCTGTGTGAAGCTGAGTAGTGCTTCTGGTTTGGGGCCAAGGTATTCACCCGTGATTTCGTTTGCACCCCTGCGTGCTTCACGAAATACATGGAATGCCACGGCAATTTTCATGGGTACTACGTCATCGGGGGCATGATTCAAAACTGTATCAGCCAACAATGCGTCTTTGGTGGGTAGGTGCTGAGCGTCTTTCTTCTCAGCTATTTCGTTTAGTGCTGCTAGTAGAAATGTACAAGTGTCTTTAGTCATTGGTAATTTACTCCATTAGTATCAATATTCACAAGGGCATCAAACTCTACCCTTGCATCCTCACGCATCAATAGTTCATCGATGCTCACACACACAGGATCATCTTCAACAAGATCATCCCAGCTAGTTCTTACTTCAAGATTAAGAATCTTCAGCATGTAACTTCTCCTCTGCATCAAACTCTTCATCTAGCTCTTCGATTCTTTTCTTGATTGCAATACTGCCTCTTCCGTCATGGCATATTTTTGCTGTTTTCAAGAAGCCAATTACATCCAGTATGGCTTGGTGGTATCCTGCTTCTTTGCTCAATGCAAGCAAGAGTTCGTCTTGCAACTTCACGTACTCTTGTTTCTTTTCTACACTTGGCATATGTACTCCTTACATATAAATGAATGGTAAAATCGTGACACTACACCCAAGGGCGAGGGACGAGCCATTGCCTTGGTGTGTCTAGTTTGGGGCTGTGTGTCTTAATGTGTGCCTCATGTGTGCCAGCTTTTTCTTAGTAAAATCAACTGTGTGCCATGTGTGTCTACTTTTTCTTTGGTTTTCAGTTTTTTCTAAAATCATTGTAAAAACACCTTGATATTCATAAAAAACCATATGTATATACCAACCACAAAACAAAAAACCTGACACACATGACACACATTTTACAAAGTGTATATGAATCAAAGACTTATATGATTTGTAGTTGGCACACACGGGTGACACACACTTGACACACATGGCACACGTAGGCGCACGCTGTGGCCCCGTGAGGCTGTGGGGCATTGGCACGCACATCCCCGCACCACCTGCGGCAAAGGGGCTTAGCGCCCCCCGTCCATGTAGTTAGATGCGTCCACATACGCAGAAACATTAGATGCTTCTTCGATTTCGTCCACTGAGTCCTCAATATCCCACACCATGAGCGTAATCAAGCCGATCATTACGTCACCTGGGTTCTCTTTAGCGTACTCAAATGCAGACTTAGCGTAGGGCTGAGCCTTCGCCTTTGCTTTGTGGTACATTGGTTTCACTTTAGCGAGTATCTTGTCTACTCTGGTTGGTTCGTCTAGGTCGAGCGTTTGTTGCTTAGCCATTGGTACTACTCCTTAGTAACAAAAATGTAAATGCAAAAGGTGACACTACACAGGAGGGCGAGGGACGAGCCATCCCTGAGTAGATCGCACGCACATCCTTCCCCTCCGCGAAAAATAAAGCCTACTCAGGATGAGTAGGCTTTTCGGTGGTCATCCATGCGCCATGCTTACGGATGATGTGACCCTGTTTGGTCCCGAGAAACAGCGACCAGAAGAGCATGATCGTGACTTCAGCGATACATTTGTCACGGTGTTCGTTGTTGGTTGGACCTGAAGAGATTGAATCTAGCACTTTGTCTATAGTCTCCATCTGTTGCCCTCCTCGATGGCTGCTTTGGCGAATAGATAAGTTACAAGTAATGAGCCGAGTGTACCTATTGAGGCGATAGCACAGAATACGATTGAGAATATTGGTGATATATCCCACCATACTATGCCTACGGTGATGATCATTATGATGCTGACTGCTGCTGATAATAAGAACGGAACTGCGAGTATGAAGATGTCTGCGAGTCTGTTCATTGGTAGAACCTCCTTGGCCCCTCAAGTGAGAGGCCGTGTTAGTGAGTGAATGGTTAGGATGCTTTCTTCGCTGCCTTTGCGGCTTTGAGTTCAGCGGTTAGACGCTTTACTTTTTCGTCTGGAGTCTCGTTGTTGGGAGTCCAAGTATTGTGTTGAGCGTAGATGTGGCCGTTCTTAGATTCTTTGATCTCGATGTTCAGCCAGCCTTCTGAGCAGTGTTCGCTCTGTGCAAGTTCTTCGATCTCCGCTAGTGCGTCCTCGATTTTGATTCCGATTGCAGCTAGGACGAAAGGTCGGTTCCCTTTAGCTCTCTTGCATACGAATGAGTTGATGAATCGAACGTCTTGCTTTTCTTCTTTCTTAGCCATGATGGCCTCCTTGTGTGAAATGAATGCATAATTGCGAGAAGGTACACTACACATAAGGGCGAGGGACGAGTCCTTAGGGGTTACTGCGCGACAAGGTTCCAGTGGGCGATGCGATACAAGGTTCCACTGCTGCGAAAAAGGGGGAACGGTGTTGGTATGCGCGGAGGGGGGAGATGATGGCTCAGCGATTCAGAATAAATTTTCAAATTTTTTTCTGCAAAATTTTTCCCAGACCCTTGTGCATACTAGGTTCTTGTGTATAAGATGCGCTGATGAGCGAAGTGGAGAACCCCTTATCCGCTGATTTGGCAGAAATGCCTCATGCTGAGTTTGAATCTCATGTTCCTTACATGGGCCTACAGCTTGGCGAGTTGACCGTGCAGCAGGAACGGCTGGTGCTAATGATTAGCAGTGGCATGACAGTGGCTGCAGCAGGTCGCTCAGCAGGGTATGGCACATACACCGCTGCGCTCAATGCATCAAAGTTACCGAAAGTAGCTAAAGCACTAGAGTATTTTCGGGAACAGATGCGAGAAGAAGTCAGATTTAGTCGCAACAACGCACACCAGATGTATATGGAGGCATATACTGCAGCAGCGAATGCAACAGAGATGAAGAACACAGTAGATTCTTTGGTCAAGTTGCACGGGCTAGGAGAGCCAGATAATGCTACGCAGGTGAACATTAGCATCAATACGACTGCTAAGCAGTTGGAGCGACTGACTGATGAGGAACTACTGGAGATTGCAGGGAGAGAAACTGCGTATCTGGAGCCTAAGTGATTAAAAAGCAGTGCAACGTTTGCACCAATTTTCACGTAGAAACTCTGTTTAGTGGCACAGATGGCGTTTGCGTCTACTGTAAAGCTGATCGAACAGAGTCACTTCCTGCACCAGCACCCATTCAAACACAAGAAACAGTAGAGGAGTTAAGCGTTGAAGACAAAGCACGAAAAGAACTCGCCCTCCGAATCCTTACTCGCAAAAGGCTACTCCCGTTTGTTGAACGGTTTAACGCAGATTATCAAGCAGGGTGGGTTCATAAAGATATTTGCAGACGCTTGGAACAATTCAGTCGGGATGTGGTGGCAAAAAAGTCTCCAAGGCTTATGCTCTTTATGCCGCCTCGTCATGGAAAAAGTACGCTTGCATCTGTCTCCTTCCCAGCTTGGCACTTGGGCAGAAATCCTGAACACGAATTTATCTCGTGTTCGTACTCAGGCTCGTTGGCTATGGGATTCAGTCGTAAAGTTCGTCAACTATTGCGTGAGCCAACTTACAAAACAGCGTTTCAAACACGCCTTGACCCAGATTCGCAGTCGGCTGAAGCGTGGTTGACTACAGGCGGTGGCGGCTATGTGGCGGCAGGTGTTGGCGGTGGTATCACAGGTAAAGGAGCGCACGTTCTCGTTATTGACGATCCTATTAAGAACCGTGAGGACAGTGAGTCGGAGAATAATAGATCGGCTAACTGGGATTGGTACACTTCCACAGCCTATACCCGATTGGCTCCTGGTGGGGGCATTCTGGTCATACTTACTCGTTGGCATGACGATGACTTGGCTGGGCGATTGCTTAAAGCGGCTGATGAGGGCGGTGACGTTTGGGAAGTTGTACGCTACCCTGCCATCGCAGAAGAGAAAGAAGAATATCGTGATCATGGAGAAGCACTCCACCCAGAAAGATACAGTTTAGCGGCTTTGGGTCAGATTCGCAGTGCAGTAGGGCCTCGTGATTGGTCTGCGCTGTATCAGCAGAATCCAGTATCAGATGATGGCGAATACTTCACTCGTGAGATGATTCAGTATTATGATGACGATGAGGTTGACCCAGATGCCATGCGTTACTACTGCGCTTGGGACTTGGCGATAGGTAAACGTGATCGAAATGACTATACCGTAGGTATGGTCGTAGGAGTCAATGACGTAGATGAACTCTTTGTCATTGACGTAGTACGTGGTAGATTTGACGGTTTCGAGATCGTAGAGCGCATACTTGATCTCTATGAAGAATGGAAACCATCAATGGTGGGCATTGAGAAAGGACACATTGAAATGGCATTAGGTCCGTTTTTGGAGAAACGGATACGGGAGAGAGGATTATACGAGATATATATCAAGGACTTGAAGACAGGTAGAAGAGACAAAGAAGCTAGGGCAAGAGCAATACAGGGACGGATGCAACAAGGAATGGTGTATTTCCCCAAAGATGCGATCTTTACAGGACCGCTAGTTGCAGAGCTATTGCGTTTCCCTAGCGGCATACATGATGACCAAGTAGACGCATTGGCGTGGCTGGGTCTAATGATGACCGAATTTTCTAGCTATCAAGCCCCTGTAATTCATACACCCAGTTGGCGTGACAGGCTGAACAGTATGCTGAAGCCTGAACGAACCAAGTCATCGATGAGTGCATAACAATGGCGCAGATTAAAGGTAGAAATGTTTCTCCAGCAGAAGAGCAAGAAATTGCAACAACGCAATGGAGTCGATACACCAGAGCAAGAGACAATGGGCATCTCGATTACATTGAGATGGCAAAACGATGCGATGCTTTCTATAGAGGCGATCAATGGGACGAACAGGATATAGCAAACCTTGAAGCAGAAGGCCGACCTGCATTAACAATCAATACTATCTTACCTACTATCAACACCGTCTTGGGTGAGCAAGCCACTCGTAGGGCCGACATTAAGTTTAAGCCCAGAAGGGGCGGTGACAATGAGATTGCAATAACGCTCAACAAGTTGTTTATGCAGATTGCCGATAACAACAAGTTGGATTGGGTGGAGCAGCAGGTATTCAGTGACGGCCTGATTATGGACGGGCGTGGGTATTTTGATGTGCGTATGGATTTCAGCGATCACGTTGAAGGTGAGATACGCATCACCGCAAAAGACCCCCTTGATATATTGATTGACCCTGATGCCAAAGACTCTGACCCTAAAACTTGGAATGAGTTTTTTGAAACTCGTTGGATGACGCTTGACGAGATACAAGAGCTATACGGCAAAGATAAGGCAGAGAAGATCCGCTTTGTCGCTGAGAACGGCAACAGCTACGGGCGTGACAGTATTGAGTATGAAGAAACTCGATTTGGTGATCTTGACCCGACTGATGACTACTTTGGGTCAGGTGTACCAAGTGAAGATGACTACAGAAATGTGCGCTCCGTTAGAGTCATAGAACGGCAATACAAAAAGCTACAGCGTGTTGACTGCTTTGTTGACCCAAACACAGGGGATCAAAGAGAAGTACCTGAAGCATGGGGCGATAGAAAGACTAAACAGTTTGCAAAAAAATACGGGTTAAACATTATTTCTAAAGTTAAGCGTAGGGTGCGTTGGACAGTGACCGCTGACAGAGTGGTGCTGCATGATGACTTCTCTCCTTACAATGACTTTACTGTTGTGCCTTTCTTTGCGTATTTCCGTAGAGGCCGTCCGTTTGGCATGGTGCGTAACTTACTGTCACCGCAAGAACAACTTAATAAGATTGCCAGCCAAGAACTACATATTGTCAACACCACTGCAAACAGTGGCTGGATGGTAGAAAGTGGCTCATTGGTTGGTATGCAAGCAGATGACCTTGAGGAGCATGGCGCAGAAACAGGGCTAGTGCTGGAGTACAACCGTGGCTCTACTCCTCCTGTAAAAATCCAACCAAATCAAATACCTACGGGGCTAGACCGAATCGGGCAGAAAGCTGCTGCGAATATACAAACGATCTCTGGTATCAATGACTCTATGCTGGGGTCAGACTCTGCTGAAGTGAGTGGCGTAGCGATCCAAGCAAAGCAGAATCGTGGGGTCATAATGATTCAGGTTCCGCTAGATAACTTGCGAAAGACTCGTCAGTATCTGGCAGAGCGTGTGCTTAATTTGTTACAAACCTTCTATACAGAAGAAAGAATTATCATGGTGACAAATGAAGATATGCCAATGGAGCCAAGAGAAGAAGTAGCGATTAACGTTGAAACGCCTGAAGGTAGGATTATAAATGACCTGACATTAGGTGAGTATGACGTAATTGTATCGACTGCTCCTGCCCGTGATTCGTTTGATGAAGTGCAGTTTGCTGAAGCCCTTAATTTGCGGCAGGTTGGTGTGGCGATACCTGATGATGCAATCATTCAGTATTCACATCTTGCTAAGAAAGATGAGTTGGCTCAGCGCATTCGTTCAATGACAGGACAAGAGCCACCTACACCAGAACAAGCAGAAGCAATGGCGATACAGCAAGAACTTGCTATGCAGCAAGTGCAGCTTGAGCTTGCGAAGATGGAGGCTGAAGTTCAGAAACTCCAATCAGACACAGCGGTTAATATGTCTAAGGTTCAGGATACGGCTCAAGTTCAACCGCAAATGAAGATTGCAGAGCTTCAAGCCAAGATGCAAATGAAGCAGGAAGAACTTGAACTGCGTAGACAACTATCAGCAGCAACGAATCAGGTCAGAACAAATCAGCAGAACACCAGTGCAGCTGCACGTATTGCTGCTACAGCAATGCAGACGGCTGCAAAGAAACCAGCGCAGACAGATATACCTAACATGCGTACCCCTGAAAACTTACCTACTTAAAGGACTATTCAATGAGTGAACAAGCTAAAGATACAACCGAAGAAACAATCAAGTATGAGACTATGCCTGGGGCTGATGCAATAGAAGCGCAAGAAGGTGATGACATTGATATGAACTTTGCTTTTGGCGAAGAGGCTGAAGAAACAGAAGCTGAAGTAGAGGAAGAAACAGAAGCTGAAGTAGAGGAAGAAACAGAAGCTGAAGTAGAGGAAGAAACAGAAGCTGAAGTTGAAGAAGATGTTTCACATGAAACGGAAGAAGCTGTAGCAGAAGAAGCAGAAAAGAAAGAAGAGCCTGAGAAAAAAGAAACTAAGTCTCCTATGATCCCTAAATCACGGCTTGATGAAGTGCTTGCACAGAACAAGGCGTTAAAGAAACGGATTGCACAGACTGAAGAAGCAGAAAAAGCGGCTGAAGAAGCTCCTGATGCTTATGACTTTGACGCAAAAGAAGATGAGTACATGGACGCTGTACTTGATGGTGACAAAGACAAAGCAAGAGCTATTCGTAAGGAGATTAGGCAAGCGCAACGCACTCAAATAGAAACAGAGTTAACAAAAGATATTGAATCTAAAGTAACTCGTAGTTCTACCGAAACAGCTATACGTGATGCTGCGTCTGCAATTGAAGAAGCTTTCCCTATATTTGACGCTAATGCTCCTGAATTTAACAAAGAGTTGACTGATGAAGTAAATAAATACATGACAGGGTTTATTTCTGCAGGGCAGAATCCTGTAGAAGCACTGGAAGAAGCGACAACTTATGTTCTTCAGAAAAATAATATGATAGATTCTTCTACAGGTGCAGAAGTTCCTGTTTTGGGTCAGGCTAAAGAGCAGAAAAAACGCTCTCAGGTTAGTAAAAAACTAAAGGCAGCTGACTCTCAACCTCCTGAATTACCAGGAGAAAGTTCTGCAGCCAAGGGCGAAAAAGCGTTGGACATACACAACATGACTACTGAAGAGTTTGATGCTTTGCCCGAAGCAACTTTGAAAAGGCTTAGAGGAGATGTCTTGTAATGCCTAAAAAGAAAGACCCTAGACTAGCACGGGCAGGTGTATCTGGTTATAACAAGCCAAAACGCACACCAAACCACCCCACTAAATCCCACGTTGTTGTCGCAAAACAAGGCGATAAGATAAAAACAATCCGATTTGGTCAGCAAGGGGTCCGTGGTGCTGGGAAAAATCCAAAATCAGCGAAAGATAAGGCTAGAAAGAGGTCATATTATGCGCGACACAACGCACAAGATGCCAATCCTTCTAAATTATCTGCGCGATATTGGTCACACAAAGTAAAATGGTAGTAATTTCAATAACTTAGGAGTAAAAAGCTATGTACGGTATGAAAAAAGGCGGTGGCAAGAAGAAAATGAACGGCATGAACGGCATGAAAAAGAAGAAAAAGCCAGCTATGAAGAAGAAAAAATCTACAAAGCGAATGGGTTACTAACATGAAGAAAAAACCTACTGCAAAGAAGCTAACGGCACGGCAAGAAGCTACTTTGAAGAAGCATTCGGTGCATCATAGCGCAAAGCACATGGCTATGATGCGTAAAGAAATGAAAGCAGGGGCTAGTTTTACTGCTGCTCATAAGAAAGCTCAGAAAAAGGTGGGTAAGTAATGGTAAATCGTAGAACTGGTAAGCCAAAAGCTAAAGCCAAGCCAAAATCTAAGTCACGAGTTAACGAAGCAGGTAATTACACCAAGCCCACTATGCGGAAACGTCTGTTTGAGCAGATAAAAGCAGGTGGAAAAGGGGGTAAACCTGGGCAATGGAGTGGACGCAAAGCGCAAATGCTGGCTCGTGCTTATAAAAAAGCTGGAGGAGGTTATAAAAGCTAATGCCTTTTAAAAAATATTCTTCAAAGCAAAAGAAACTTGCTAGGGTAGCTAAACCAAGGGACAAAATTACAGGCGCAGACTTTAAGAAGTTGAAAAAACGGAAGAAAAAGTAAGTGGCTTTAAAAAAATCTCAGAAAAGTTTAAAGAAGTGGACTAAGCAGAAGTGGCGAACTAAGTCTGGTAAGCCTAGTACGCAAGGCCCTAATGCTACAGGTGAAAGATATTTGCCTGAAAAGGCTATAAAACGGCTTTCTTCTAAAGAATATGCTGCCACTAGCCGAAAAAAGAAGGCAGATACCAAAAGAGGCAAGCAATTCTCTGCTCAACCTAAAAAAGTAGCGAAAAAAACGAGAAGATACAGAAAATAACTTGACCAAATTGGTTGAGTGTTACTAATATACAGTCTTTCGTCCCTCTAAACGATATTAGAGCGTGTCGTACACGGTAAAAACGGCCTCGTCTGACAGACGTTAAAGGTTCCAAGGGTCGCGCCTTGTTCAAACTTGCGCTAAGACGTACCTCACGATACGAGGAAACGGATTAGCCGTACCATAAAACGGCTAGGGTGGGCTTATGCCCAAAGTGTAACGCATAATGGAGAACCGAAATGGCTCTTACTAACTTTGCGTCGCTGACTAGCAACCAATTAACCGCTTGGTCACGCGACTTTTGGCGAGTTGCACGTAACATGTCGTTTATTAATCAGTTCGCAGGGGCTGGTCAGAACGCTATGGTTCAGCGTGTAACCGAATTAACAAAGAATGAAAAGGGTACTAAAGCAGTCATTACGCTATTAGCGGATATGACAGGCGATGGTATCACTGGTGATAACACTCTGGAAGGTAATGAAGAAGCACTCAGAAGCTTTGACATCACCATCGAGCTAGATCAACTACGATTTGCAAACCGCATGTCTGGTAGATTGGCCGACCAGAAGAGTGTTGTTAACTTCCGTGAGCAATCTCGTGATGCACTAGCATATGCTATGTCTGATCGAATAGACCAGCTGGCGTTTTTAACGCTTTCTGGTATTGCTTACACCAACAAAACAAATGGCGCATTGAGAAATGCATCTCCAACAGCAGGACATGATTTGGCAGACCTTGAGTTTTCTTCTGATGTTTCTGCTCCTACAGGTGACAGGCACAGAAGAGTCAACGGCAATGACCTTGCAGCAGGTGACACTACTGCAGTAGCTGCTACTGACGTTCTAAAGTATCGACATATTGTTGATCTAAAAGCCTATGCCAAGGATAACTATATCCGTGGTATGCGTGCTGCAGGGAACCAAGAGGTGTTTCATTTATTTGTAACGCCTTCTCAGATGGCTGATCTTAAACTTGACTCAGACTTCTTGGCTAACGTCAGACAAGCTTCAATTAGAGGACCTCAGAACGAACTGTTCTCAGGCACTTCTAGCTTGATGGTTGATGGCGTAATGGTCCATGAGTTCCGTCACGTTTACAACACATCTGGCGCAACCTCGGGTACTAGCTCTAATGCTGGTGCAGCTGGCTACAAGTGGGGCGCAAACGCTGACGTAACAGGTGCGAGAGCCTTGTTCTGTGGCGCACAGGCCCTAGCTATGGCTGACATTGGGTTGCCTGAAATCGTTGAAGATACTTTTGACTACGAGAACCAAGCTGGTATCTCAATAGGCAAAATCTTTGGCCTCCGTAAACCTAAGTACAACAGTGATCACAGCGGCTCCGTTCAGGACTTTGGTGTTATCGCTCTTGATACTGCTCAATAAGGGGGAATGACAAATGGCGACATTTACATCTGACTCTGTATCTGGCAACTCTGCGTTCCAGAACTTTCCCCAAGGTAATTTGGGAGTTAGGGTAGCATCTTACTCAATCACTGCTGCACTCTCAGCTTCTGATATTATTCAGATGGTTGATGTGTTTAAAGGTGAGACAGTTTATGGTGTTATTTTAACTACGACTGACCTTGACACTGGTGGCTCACCTTCTATCGTCTTAGACGTAGGGTACGGTGGCGCAGCTGCTTCTCTCATTGATGGCTCAACTATTGGTCAAGCTGGCGGCACAGCCTCTAGCTTTGCAATAGGTAACGCTACTCATGGTAGTACAGCGACTGCCCCAGTAGCATTTTCTGCTGATGACACAATTGATGTGACAGTACAAGCAGGACCTGCTACGGGTGCTACCTCTGGTACATTAACTATGTACCTTATTGTAGGATAAAACCTATCGAGTCCTCTCTTTCGGGGGAGGACTCATTTTACTGGGAGTAACTTATGGTTATGCCTCGAAAGAACCTACGATCAAGAAGGTCAGAGAATAAAGTAAAAAAGAAAACCCGTACTAAAGGTGACGGTGGTAAAGCTAATATTGCAAAGCGGTATCCAGACAGTGCTGCTGCACAGCAAAGTCGAAAATCTAAAGTTACTGTTGAAGGTCCTAAAGCTGCAAAACGCACCTTAGACCAACAGCGGTTACGAGAAGGTAAAAAAATAGTGACTGATGTAAAGTCACCGCCTAAACCACCAAAAACAAATCGTAGAGCTTTTGGCACAGGGTCTTCAAAGGTTATAAACCGTAACGGCAAAATGCTTGCTAATGTATCTGCAGAGCAATTGAAAAAAACAGGCATGAGCTTGCGTCAGTATATGAATGCTTGGAATAAAACAGGTAGCCGTCCAACAAAGAAGTCTAAATAAGGAGCAACTATGAAAGTAGTTTCTGAATCTGATCTGCGAGTAGCATTGTTAAGTGGAGCAGTTGTTTTATTTGAAGCAGGAGTTGAGCGTGAAGTTTCTGATGAGATAGGTTCCGTTGCATTGCAAATGGGGGCTAAATTATCAGGCGCACCTGAACCAGTTGTGGAATCGGCTGAAGAACCTGCTGAAACTTGGGTAGAAGAAGTTGCTGCAATGGATACTGACATTGAGATTAATCTTAATGATGAGCCTAAAACTTTTGAGGACTTAGACACTGTAGTAGCTGCCATAGAAACGCTTGTTAATGAGAGTAATCCTGAAGATTTTAAAGCAGATAACTCTCCAAAAGCTGCCGCTGTCAATCGAGTTGCTGGCCGTACTGTAGCAACAGATGAAAGGGAAGCTGCATGGCAAGCCTATTTAGATAGGTGATAAATGACTGTTACAGTTCAAAGTGTTTTAGATAGAGTTCAACAAACGCTTCAAGATACAGCTGGTATTCGCTGGTCTTCTACTAATGAATTAGTGCTTTGGGTTAATGATGCTCAGAGAGAAATAGCATTATTAAAACCTGATGCAACTGCCACCAATGCAACAGTTGCGTTAGTTGAAGGCACTAAACAAACGATACCTGATGACGGTAATCGTTTGCTGCGTGTAGTACGCAATATGGCAATGATTGAAAAGACGTACACTGTAACTGTAGTTAACTCTGGCGGTAACAAGTTTTATATTGACGGTTCTTTTCAAACATTGACGCTTGAAGAGGGCAGCACTTATACTTTTGATCAGTCTGATTCTAGTAACAGTGGGCATCCGCTACGGTTTTCTACAACGGCTAATGGCTCACATGGCGGTGGTTCTGAGTATACAACAGGCGTAACAACGTCAGGCACACCTGGATCTGGTACGGCATTCACGAAGATTACCGTTGCAGTTGGCGCACCTACGTTATACACCTATTGTACGCAACATGCTGGAATGGGCTTTCAGGTTAATACAGGCACAAGAGTAGGCACAGGGAAACGAGCTACTCGATTAGTTTCAAGAGACTCATTAGACTCAATACAACCGTCTTGGCATGATCCTACTGTAAAAGGTGACGCTAAACACGGCTCGTTAATTAAACATTATATGTATGAAGATCAAAACCCTCGTAATTATTATGTTTATCCTGGGGTTGCTAGTGGGGCCTCTTCTTTTTTAGAAATTATTTATTCGGCTAACCCAACAACAGTAGCTGCAAACGGCAATCTGGACGTACCAGATGTCTTTGCAAATGCTGTAATGAACTACGTTTTATACATGGCGTACATGAAAGACAGCGAGTTTGTAGGTAATCAACAACGAGCCAGCGCACATTATAATTTGTTTATTACTTCTGTTACTGGTAAATCTCAAATCGATTTGACTACGACTCCTAATTTAGACGTAGGTAATCAGGCACAAGCTACAACTATGCGTGGGATGGGGGTTAACTAATGGCTACATATGAATCTTTATTGCCTGACATTATACCAATGGTTCAAAACTGCCCTGATTCTTTAATAGAGTCTAATATTCGTTCTGCAGTTATTGAGTTGTGCGAGAAAGCTGGAGTATATCAAGCTGAGCTAGACCCAATTACAACGGTGTCTGGTATTTATGAATATGATCTTGAGCCACCTACTGATACCGCAGTCCATAAAATTATGTGGGTATTGTTTAATGGAGATGCTTTAGAGCCTATTTCAACTTCATTGCTAGAAGAGCGCAAGCCTAAATGGCGTGAGCCTTCTTACTATGGTACGCCTGAATACTTTGTTAAACAGTCTCGTTCACTGTTTTATCTTGTACCTGTACCTAATGAAACAACGGCAAGTAGTACAAGGTTACGAGTACAGTTAAAACCGTTACATACGTCAACCAGTTGTAACGATGACATCATGGATGACTATAGAGAAGCGATTGTAAATGGCACTTTGTTTCGATTACTACGTATGCCTAGTAGAGATTGGACGGATTTACAGGGTGCAGATGTTTATAGGCAGTTATATAACGTTGGGTTGGTAGAAGCAGAGCGTAGAGCGAAGCAGTCTGACACTGGCGTAGCTAGGAAAGTGAGATACGGTGGACCATTCCTACCGTTGAACAGGAGGAGAAACAGGTATGGAAGAGAGATCCGATGAGCCGCAGTTATCTGATATTCGGGATTACTGGCCTTGGGTTAAAGATGGAATACAGGAGATATTAACAGACCAGAAACAATTAACTTTTATACCAGAAGATGTATATGCAGCTTGTGTTAATGGACAAGCACACCTGTGGGTAGCTCCAGAAGGGTTTGTTATAACTACTGGTTTAAAAGATGAGTATGCAGGAACGTCAACTTTGCTAATTTGGATAGCATGGGCAGAAGAAAAAGGGAAGGATTGTGTATTAAAGTACATGACTTTCTTTTCTGAACAAGCGAGTAAGGCAGGGTATACAGAATTAGAAGTGCGAACACCAAAACCGTTTGCACAGCGTTGGTTAGATAAAGGGTGGGAGCTAAACCACTCTGTTTATACAAGGAGCGTTTGATGGGTGGTAGACCTAAAAAACAAGATTATGAGCCTTCTGAAGCAGAGAAGGCCAGTGCAGCTGTAGCTAGGGCAGAGAAGTTATTTTTTAATGAAAACTATGCGCCTAAATTACGTGAGATGCGTGATACTGCTCGTAATTTTAATTTTAGAGACTCAGTTAGAGGCCGTGCAAACGCAGATGTAATGCAAGCTTTAACTGGTCAAGCTAGTTTTCGTGGGGCTTCTGATGTCTCACGTATGGGTGATACTTCTCAAGCGATTAGTGGTCAGTTACAAAAGGCCGATGAAGCTGCTACTGATGTAAGAAATACCATGGCTACAGGTGTACTTGGTACTGCTAGAGGACAAGCTGCTGAAGCACAAACTGGTATGGCACAAGCGTCTAGGTTAGCAACTTCTGATGCTTTAACTAGAGCAAGAGCTAATCAACAAACTGCAATGGCTAAATTTGATGCAGGTGCAGGTATGGCTTTAGCTGCAGGGATGAGGGGCTATGATGCATTTAAAGAAGGCGGTGGGTTTGCTGGTATGAAAGATAGAAGGCAACAAAGGCGAGGGGAAAGATTTTTAGCTGATCCTTTAACTTCTCCGCAATCAAACCCTATCACTGATCCAATGTATTATAATTTTAATTCAGGGACAACAAGGGTTTCATAATGGCACAAGGCATGTACCAACAAGCGACTGAAGCTGCAAGAAAGTACCAAGAAAACGGTCCTGACGGCATACCGAATACAGGTGACGAGCCAACAGAAACTGCTGATAGTGCTACGGAGGTTACGTTAGATCCTGTTAACGATCCTGACAAAGTTTTCGCTGACATGACCCGACAGGATTATCTTGATTACATTAGAGATTACAGAGACTTTGAAAAAGAATTACTTGAGAAGGCCAGCACAGATACTAGCTTAATTGATTCAGCTAGAGAAGATGCAGCAATGGCAAGAGAAAGAACAGCTGGTATTGCCCAACGTAATTTATCTCGTTATGGCACGGCTTTAACTCCTGCTCAACAACGTGAAATGCAGCGAAATATTAATCGTGGCACTACATTAGGTGGCATTCAATCTATTGCAGATGCTCGTATTGCTCAACGTGATGCAAATCAAAAGCTTTTAGCTGATCTTATTAACATAGGGCAGGGCGTAAATCGTACTAGCTTACAGCAATTAGGTAGTGCAGCTGCTGATGCAACACAAAGAAAGAACGCTTACACACAAGCTAGAGCGCAGTATAAAGCCAATAAATACTCTACGATTGGTGGGTTAGGTGCGATGGCTATTATGGCGTTGCCGTTCTTATAGGAGCTATAAATGGTAGATGGTGTACTAGGACAAGTATTAAATTATCGTTCACGGCAGCGTGGTCTTGATCTTGAAGAAGAACGGATGCGTCAAAATCAAGAGTATCGAGATCAACAACTTGAATTAGAGAGGCAACGGTTAGGGCAGTATGATCGGGCTGCTGCTCAGCAAGACAGAGCTTTAGCTTTAGACGAACGTACCGTTAGACTACAGGAAGAACAATCAATAAGAGATAATCAAACCCGTCAAGCTTTAGCTGGTTTAAACGAGTTTCAACCTTATGTTGGAGTTGGTAATCTTGAAGAGGGCGGTAATCTTATCGAACTTAAAAAAGATAAGAATACTTATGGTGCTTTAAAAGCAGGTAAGTTTAAAGGCGGTCTTTTACAACAACTAAATACGCTGAAAAGCCCAGACGGTTTTACCTACGACAACGTGCGAGTAGAGACTGTAAACGGGGAAACTTTCCTTACAGCTACAGGCAGATATGCGTCAGGGGAACCTGGAGTTGCAACTAGAGAAGCTGGTAGTGGGGCAGACGAAACAGTAATCCGATTGTCTCTTGATGAAGCTGTGGATCTTTTAAATGAGCGCATCCAGCTAAGTCTTAATGAGTTAGATCCAGTAGCTTACTCTAACATTCAAAATACTTTGATTGGGGCGGTAGATGCCAGAAATACTCAAGCAGAGATGTTAGAAAATAACAGCAAAATATCTGCAGCTATTCAATCTAAAGTTTCTTTAGCTCAAGATGCGTTACTTGAAAGAGAAGTTCTTGGTACTTTGGGTGAGCTTAAAGGAAATGCAAAAAGAGCGTACATGTTAAAGCTAGGGCGAGAGTTTTTAAACCCTGATGACCCAGAAACAGTGGAACGTTTAAACCTCTTAGAACAGTCTCTTGACGAGAATAAGCAGATGGAAGGGGTAGAAGGCGAGGTGTCTTTTGAAGAAGGCAGCGGAGAAATGACTGTTACCGCTACATCTGATAGATACTCAGGACTTGCCTATGATAATTTGGTAGGAGATGATGAATTTAAACTATTTAGTACCTCTAATGCAGCAAAACTTAAAGCTCATTTACGTGATAAAGGCGTTTTTGAAGGCCGCTTAGAAGCTAGAAACAAAACACTTGATGAAGCTAAAAAAGCTTTAGATGCTGACGATTCTACACAAAATCGTGAAAAGTATGATCGTGCCCTTAAACAAAGAAACAATGTCCTTTCTAAAGTAGAAGCAGAAGCAGATAAATACGATCTATTAATTCAAGACTCTTTGGATACACGTATAGCGTTGCTTGAAAAAGATGTTGAAAACAACACTATAACAGGCCCACGTTTAGACGAGCTAAATAGCTTAAAAGCAGAAAAAGAACGGTTAATTAAATCAGGTGCTACTACTAAAAGTATGGCAGCACCTGAGTTTAAAGGGATTGAAGAAAAATTAAGAAAGGTTATTGATCCTAACGATAACATTAATCAGTTTAAGGATGTTTCTCCAGAGTTTAGGGCAAACATAGTAAGTACCATAGACGCTGCTGTTGATAACGGTCAATTAACCTTTACTGAAAAACAAACCCAGATAGCTGCAAAAGCGTTTGAAGAAGCAGGTATTGAAAAAATAGAAGACTTTAAAAACAAATTGCCTCCTGACAGGCAGCTTATTGCTTACTCAATGCTTACTGTAATGGCTCCAGATGCAGAACAAAGATCCGCTGTTAGGGAGTTGCTAGATATAACTGCTATTGGTGGTGATGCAGCAGGTTCTTCTTTAGACAAATTTAAAGCTACTAGCGATAGGCAGACTTCACGAGCAGCTTTGATGAACGCAATAACTAAGTCTAGGGAATCTGCTACACAGGAAAATCAAGGGGCTTATGACGAGATAGCCGAATATACAGATACTGTCTTTAATTTAACAAATAGGTTAACTCCTGAGTTATTAAAAAGCACAGAGAAAAACGAACAGGGTTTGACCCCATTGCAAGAAGTTAATTTTTTATTGTCGCAGCTTAGACGAAATAGACAAGATCCTAGATTTGTTGATAAAAACAATCCACAGCGGACAGCTACGTTATTAGGTGACGCAGGAGCATCACTTGTTTCTGCTGCTATAGGTAATCTTATTGAGCCTAGTTTCTTTGGTGGTTCTCCGTCAGTCAACGTAGATGATGTCAATATAAGCAATTTGTACGTTGATGATCCTGATAAGCCTACAAAAATATCTTACCAATCTGGTAGCCAAGCAGGGAAATCAATGTCTATTGGTGCGTTTAAAAATAAAATTAAACTAAAAGAGATTCAAGATTTAGCGGTGACAATTGCTAGAGATAATACTAGAGCTAGAGCGAATCAGGAAGAATAGTGTCTGAGCTATTTAATCGTTTACTTGATGAAAGTTTTAATGCCCCTCGTAGGCCAGCCCCACGCCCCGATGAGATAGTAGATACTGATAAAATCGGACCTGCCTCTTTAGGAGAAACTTTTGGTAGAGGCGTTACTGTAGGGATAGAGGGCCTCAAAACAGATGTTGAGTATTTCAAAGGTATTTTTAATACCTTAACAGGTAACGAAGAAGCCGCTGCTGCTAATATACGTAAAGCAAGAGTTCGTGAGTCTTTTATTCCTGATTATCTTTCAGGCATTGAATCTTTTGGTGAGTTCCTAGATAACCCTACTTTTGACGGTTTTGTTACCCAAGCATTTAAAGCAGGTGGTCAAGTGCTTCCTTCTGCTATTACTTCTATTGCAGGAGCAGGTACTGGTGCGTTAGTAGCAGGGTTAGGTAGAGGACTTATAACTGCTGGTAACAGGGCTGCAGCCAATCGTTTATTACGTGATACCGTTCAGCGCAATATAAAAGGCATTGCAACTGCTGATGAGAAAGCCTTGTTAGAACAAGCATTTGCCAAGCTTAAAAAAGATGCAGGTGCAGGTCTTTTAAGAAGGGACGTAGGTAGAGGAGCCATAGGCGGTGCGTTTGCAGCAGAGTACCCACCCCTAGCTGGTAGTGCTTTTTCTGAAGCACTTGACTCTGGTAGAGACCCCGATAGAAGCCAAGCGTTTCGTGCTTTAGGTGTAGCTGCTCCACAAGCTGCCGTAGGCGTAGGTGGAGAAGTTGCGCTCGTTAAACTGTTTGGCAAGGTAGCTAAATCACGAGCAACTGAAGGTGGCTCGTGGTACGGCAAACTAGCGAAGGATATTAACAAAGGTATTCTTGGTGGTGGTGCAGTAGAAGCAGCTACTGAAACAGTTCAAGAATCTATTGCTATAGCAAACCGTAGAGCAATGGATGATGAGTTTACTGCACAAGAAGGGCAGTTACGTTTAGCTGAAGCAGCGTTTGCTGGATTCTTTGGTGGTGCTGGTATTGGTGGTGCTGGAGGTACAGTAGGAGGTGTTATTTCTGCTGTTAACTCTAACGATGTTATGAGTAAAGCAAGTAGCTTTTTAAGGCAGGGCCAAGACCAAATTGTAAGTGACCAAATTACAGAACAACAGTACGGCCCTATGGGTACTGCTATTCCTACTGTTGAGTCTGATCGAAGCATTAAAGCTCAGCTAAAAGCTATGTTTGATAGAACAAGTTCTAAGCAAGCAGTCTTTATTCCTGGTGCTACCCCAGTACAAAACGCAAATAAAAATGGAGACGTAGAAGCTGCTGTTATTGACGGCAACGAAGCTTACACTGCTTTTATAAAAGGCAAAGGGACTATTGTTACCACTAGCAAACAACTTGCAGAAGAAGTTGTTAAAGCAGGGGCAAGTGATACGGCTCTTAAAGAAGCCCTTGGTTACAGTGCAGTTCCTGAGACATTAGATCCTCAAAGCATTGTTATTCAGGCATTAGACGGAGAAGGTAACGTTGTTTCTGAAGAAGTAACGTCTGAAGAGAATAAAGATAACGCAGTAGAAGCAGCAAGAAATTTAATGCCTAAAGGTGGGCGAGTTGCTGAAACGACTTATGAAAAAGCACTTGAAGCAAGGCAAGAGTTAGTAACCGAAGAAAACAAACCCACTCAAGGCGAGTTTAATTTTGATGTAGAGCCAGAACAAGGACAACTTGATTTTGGTGAAACTGAAACACGGGACGATTTAGACCAAGCTACTTTAACTCTACTCCAAGATGAAATAACAAAACTTAGGGCTGAAGATCAAAAGATTAGAAGAGAGAACCCTGAGTCTGTAGTAAATGGTGAGACAACAGCAAGTGAAAATTTACGTGCGATAAGAAATGTATTAGTTGAGGAAGAACTTGTAGGTTCTTTTTTTATTAAGCAAATTGATACTCAATTGGAGCAGATGACAGGACGTTCCTCTACTCCTAATGTAAACGAAACCGCAGAAGGTGGGGCGGTTATTGCTGAAATTGATGGTAGTTTAGATCAACGAGAAAATATAGGTGATGTTTCTGAACAGTCGTTACTTAATACAGACCCGTCAGAAGGAAAAGCGTTTCTTAGAGAAATAGCATCTCGTAGAAAAGATAAGAAGTTTAAGGCTAGAGCAACAAGTAAAGTATTTGATAGCCTTAAAAAAGCCCGAAAAGAATACCTTGAACTTTTTGACTTCCCTGACAATTACTTTGAAGTTAATGATTTTGCTCAATCAATTCCAGCGGCTGCTTTAAAAGCAGCCATAGCTGCAAAGAAACAAAACCCTGCTGCTAACATCGCTATAATTCCTGCTACGTCTGCCCCTAATATAGACGGTGCTGTTTCTCGTTTAAAAGATCAAGACGGCACAGACTTATTACAAGTTGTTGAATACGCTGACAACATTATTGAGTACCAAGTAAGTTTTCCTTTACGTGATAAGAAAGGAAATCTTTTGCGAGATAAAGATGGGAAAGTTATATATAAGAAAGAAACAAGAAGAGGAACAATAGAAGACGCTTTAGCAGATGTGTTTGAGTCGGCTCAAGAAGGAAGATTTGCAGAAGAGTCTGGTTTTGAAATGGCTGCCGTTGATGAAAATGGTAACGTAGGCGACTTCAAGCCTATTAACCTTATAGCAATAACTGCGTTAGGGGCTAGGCTTTTATCAGATGCTGCTTTTAAATCAGGAGTTAGAGGGAATCTTTCAAATCGTTTTTCTGTAAGGGCTTCTTTTACACAAGGTCTTTCTGAGTTTTTATCTAATGGGTATGAAATACGACATAGAGATATACCAGATATATTTGGTATGTCAGATGGAACTTATTCTCCTGATAACCCAGACGCTATAAGTGGCTCACTTGTTTTTAAAATGTTTAGAAGTCCTTCTACTCCTAATATAAACAAAGTAAAACCAGTTATTAATAATAGAACTGGAGAGCAAATTTCTGATAGCCCTCTTGTTTGGACTTCAAAAGGCAAAAGTTATTCTATTAAATATATTCTTAGTCCTGAAACAACGACACAAAATCAAGCTGAACAAGATGCACGAAATGAAATAGCCTATACCAACGCTGTTTTAATGAGAGTTTTACAGAATGAACGTAACCCTGATGGTTCATTAGGCACAGGAAGAACCGATTACACTGATGGCACAAATAATACAGATTATCGAGGCAATCTTATTCTTGATGGTGAAAAGATTGCAGAAGATTTTGGTGAAGAAGCTATTGATGCTGCTGAAGCTGAGATAGAAAACGAATACTTTTTTGGTGAATATGAACAAGCTGCATCACGGGTTGCTTTAGAGCAAACTGTAGACGAAGAAGGTAACACTGTTACTGTATCAGGAGTAGTTGAGGACCCTGACGTTGTAGAAAGTGAAACTGCAATACAAGAAATAAATACTCAAGAAGAGTTACGTCAAGCCAAAATTGGCATGGCACAAGATACCGCAGTTAATAGACCTGAAGACCCTGTTGAAAGCACTCCTCAAGGAAGGAGAGAAGCTGCACAAGCAGCTAAAAGAGTAGACGAAAGGAAAGCAAAACTTAATAGCGAAGAAAACAAAATCTTAGATAATTTACGCAAAGAGAATGCAGAAGAAGGTACGGCAAGGGCCGAGGCTATCGTTAACAATGCAGAAGAGCAAATACGTAATAAGAAAAAACAAAACCAAGGTAAATTTGCTAATACCAAGTTAGATAACACTAAAGTATATGGGTTTAAATCTAGGGCCACACAAGAAGTAGCTAAGTTTATAAACTTTGCTTTAGATGCAGCAGGGTTAAAAAATGCACCAATTATTTTCTCGTTAACTGAATTAAAAGCAATGTTGGCAGAGGGATTAGATTTAGAACAAAATTTTTCTCAGCAAATGGTGCAAGATGTAAACAGAGCATTAGTTGATTTTGAAAGTAAACCTACGTTGCGTGGTAGGCTTATAAAAGATAATAATATTAAAGATGGCAATGTTAATTCTATTGCTATTATTGATGATACTAAAGGCACTCCTACTACAGAAGCAAACGCTAAAAACCTAGAACACATGTTAACTGCGTCACATGAAATAGGTCATGCTTTATTTAAAAACATTATAGATGATCTTAAAAAAGATTCTAATAAAGAGATATACAATAGGCTATTTGAAAATTTTAAAAAGTCAGGACAACCTTATACTATTTTAAAAGATTTATACCCAAATAATCCTGACCTTCAATTTGAAGAATATTTTGCTGATCAAGTTTCTAAATGGGCTAGTAAACAATTTAAAAACAAAAAACCAAAAAATATTGTTGAAAAAACCTATAAAAACATCGTTGCAAGGATGGAGCGTTATTATCGAGCTTTAAGAAAAGCAGGATCAAGAAAGTTAAGACGAATAGGCGATACCCCTATTGATGCTGATTTTGAAATTTTTATTACTAATGTAATGGAAACTAGAAGAGCGTCTGGAGGAACTAATAACTTTGTTCGTGATACTGTCATTAACGCTATTGTTGAAAGAAGTAAAAAGTCGGGTAGGTCACAAGCTAACGTTGAAAAAGTAGTTAACATAGCAGAAAAAGTATTAGGCAAGAAACCAAATAAAGCAACTCGCAAAGGTCAGCTTGAGTTTAGTCGGCAACAAACTGGTTTTAGGAATCCTTCTAAGAAACAAATTGCAGAAAGAGAAGCTAAGAAACAAGCAGAGTTAGATGCGGTAAAAGATAAACCTTCACAACCTACAACTGAACCAAATAAATTAAAGCAAGCGGTACGGGAAGCGGCTGGATTACGTAATAAAATTGTTGAAAGCAGGGGCGTTAAAGCTCTTGGGTCAATGCTTCAAACGGCTGATAGCTATTTAAGAACTCTAGGCGGTGCAAAATACGGAGCGACATTAAACCGTATTGCTGATTTTTTCTACATAAGAGCGCAGCAAGGTCGAAAAGATTATACGCCAGAGGGGCGATCTTTAGGTTTTGTTGGAGATGTGGGTAGAGCAAGAGACTATTGGCAAGAAGAACTTAAAAAAGCTCTAGGTACTGAAGGTAAACCTATAACAGATTTACGTGATCCTGAGATCAAAGCAGGAATAGAAAGAGCGCAGTCAAGCATTCCTACTGAGTCTATGGATAAAAAATCCGTTGAATATAAGGTCCGTAAGTTTCTTGAAAAGTTTTATGAAGATTACATTGGACCTAATAATAAAGAGAATGCATCCATTGAGATGTTAAAGAATTATTTTCCTACTGTTCTTGATTTAGAGGGCATTGCAGTTGAGCCTGATGGGTTTGTAGAAATTGTATTGCGAAAAAATATCGAGGCTAAAAAGCTCACTGATGAAATGGAGATCAATAGAGAAAGGGTAAGAATTAAAAAAGTGGTTCTTAGTCTTTTGCGTAGGCATGACATGCTACAAGATGATGTAGAAGGTACGCCTATGCCTGATAAAACTGTTGAAGAAAAGAAAGTAGATCCACTTCAATATACTGAACGAGAGTTGAAGTTTACAAAGAATGTAGGGCTTAGTGAGTTACAAGGTACGCCCTACATAAAAGATCCCACAGACTCATTGCTTGAATATCTGCATAGTACGATTAAACGGGTTGAGTGGAATGCTTATACTAAAGACGCAGCAGGAAATGATTTATTAGGTCCTGAACTTGATAAGCTACCGCCAGAAATGAGAGCAAAAGCTTTTGATGTTATTCATACCTATTTAGGTTATCAGAATGAACCACTTAGTCCGTTATGGAGAAAAGTTAATTCATACGGTCAGTTTTTACAGATAATAACTATTCTACCTTTTGCTGCTATTGCCAGTATCCCAGAGTTAGCAGGACCTTTAATTGTTTCAAAAGACTTTGCAGCGTTTAAAGCAGGGTTTGTTGAATTGTTTAACTCAATCAAGAATTACAAAGAAGCTGAAACATTAGCACGGGACCTTGCTGTGATTACTAATGAAACTGTGGCGACAGCTTGGATGACTCAAGCTGAGCTAGATTACATGGACCCAAAGGTACGTGAATGGACAGATGTTTTCTTTAAAATAACAGGGTTAAACTTTTTTACCCGTTTTACTAGAATTTTTGCAAGTAACATGGGAGTTAACTTTATTATTCGACATTCTGACCCTGCTACTCAAAACGAAAATTCTTTGCGTTATTTAAACGAGCTAGGTTTAACTCCAGATGAAGTAAAAGCATGGGTAAAAGGAGGCCGTGAGTTTACTAGCCCTGTAGGCAAGAAAGTAAGGGCTGGATTACAACGGTTTGTAGAAAGCTCAATACTTAGACCTAATGCAGCAGAACGTCCAGTGTGGGCATCTGACCCACGTTGGGCTTTAATTTGGCAGTTGAAGTCATTTTTCTATGCATACGGTAAAGTAATTCTTGGTGGTGGCAAAAGAGAATTTAAAGCTCGTTTGGCTAATGCAGACAAAATGCCTTACCAGCGTATGACAGAAGCAGGAGCTTTAGTTTTACTTGCTGGGTTAGCTGTTTTTCCATTAGCTATGTTTGGTCTTGAGCTACGTGAGTATGCTAAGAATGGATTAGCATGGATATTACCAGGAGTAGAATCTGGTGATAAATACTTTAGATCAGATAGGATGAGTTGGTCAGAATATTCTGGTGAAATTATTGATCGTTCTGGAGTATTAGGGCCTTTTACTTTATTAAATATGATGCATCAACAAGCAGAATGGGGTAAAAGTCCTATTATTCCGTTGTTAGGACCTACAGCAGAAACAATTGATACTGCTCTAACAAACGGTTTTAATGTGGGGAAAACTTTTGGTGACAGGTTACTCCCTTTTTATAATGTAATTTAGGGTATACAGGAATAGAACATGGCATATTCAAGCACATTAAATTTAGTCACGGGTGATACGTTACCTGAGTTGACGTTTACCCTGAAAGACTCTTCCACAGCAGCAACAGGGCAAACATTAGATTCAAGTGACAGTGACACTTGGGCAGCAATTGGTTTAACTGGAGCAACAGTTAGGCTACGGATCAGAGAAGTAGGTACGACTACAGTGCTATCTACTCTAACATGTACAGTAACCAATGCGTCTGGAGGGCAAGTAACTACTAACTTTCCTGCTGGCACACTGACAAAAGAAGGTACATTTGAAGGGGAAATAGAAATTACTTTTTCAAATGGTGGTATTCACACGGTATATGACCTTGTTAAACTAAAGGTTAGGAGCGATTTCGATTGAGCAGCAAGGTAACAATTACCTTCCAAAACATTAAGGCAGAGATTACTCATACTCAGCCAGAAGCTTTATTGACCTATCAAAACATACAGATGGTCGATATTCGGCTTGATCCAGACTCTTTAAATCAGTTTTTTGGTGATTCTTTTGGTTTTAGCGATGCACCTGTATTTGCGTACAGTAAAGCGGTAGCAGATAGCATAGGTATGGCTGATGTTCCTGCTATTAATGTGGGTAAAGCGTTAGCTGATTCAGTCAGCATGAGTGACTCCTTTAGTCCATTACTGAATATCCTTAGAACATTTAGTGATTCTGTCAGCATGAGCGACAGTATTTCACCCTTACTAACTATAGGTTTACCGCTTTCTGATGCCTTTACAGTAGATGAAGTGTTTGATAGTCAAACAATTCAGTCGATCCTTAAACAGAATGTTGTGGGAATGAGTGATGTTTTTACAGCTTCTGTTGGCAAAGCACTGGCTGATTCAGCTACTATATCGGATCAGTTAACGGTTAATTTTGCTTTAAATTCATTAGCTGATAGTGCTTCTGTAGCAGAAGTGCTGTCAATTAATTATGTAAGTGGTACTCTTTCTCTTTTAAATAACTCAACCATGAATACGGCAACGTTTAATGGCTAGGAGCAGACAATGATTTCAGATGATTTAAATATGAAAGGCCGATTAATTATTCGTTTGAATGATGAAATCGTCCGAGAGGTTGATAACCTAGTGGTTACAGCTGGCAAAGGCTACGTTGCTTCTCGTATGAAAGATACGACTGCATCTGCTATGAGCCATATGGCTGTAGGCACAAACAACACAGCAGCTGCAGCAGGTCAAACTTCGTTAAGCGCAGAAGCAGCTAGAGTTGCTTTAACTAGCACTACTGTTAATACAGGGGCTGGCACAGTAACTTATGTAGCTACTTTTGGTGCTGGTACAGGTACAGGTGCTTTGGTAGAAGCAGGTATATTAAATGCCTCTTCTGGCGGTACAATGCTATGTAGGACCGTGTATACAACTATTAATAAATCTAGCAACGATTCGATGACAATTACTTGGGTAATTACCGTTTCGTAAAGGCGTAAAAGCATGGGCGTAAAGTTTGCAAATAAATTCAGCACTACGCTATCTTCAGGGATAAATAACTCTGTTACGTCATTGTCGATTGCTAGTGCTACAGGTTTTCCCACGATTAGTGGTGGGCATCATGCCTACGTTACTTTAGATAACGGTGATGGCACTACGGTAGAAGTTGTTAAAGTAACTAATATATCTGGGACTACGTTAACAGTTACTCGTGGTCAAGATAATACGAGTGCAGCAGCTTTTAGTGCAGGGGCTAAAGTAGAAATACGGATGACTTCTGCGCTTTTACAGGATGTAAAAGATGAAGGTCCAGATGACACTGTACTAAAAGTAGACCAAGGTAATAATCGTGTAGGTATTCTTAATACATCCCCTGATGTTTCTTTGGATGTAGGGTCTGCCACTGACTCAATGCACATTCCTGTAGGGACAACAGCACAAAGACCTGGATCTCCTGCTGCTGGGTATTTCCGATTTAACTCCACTGAAACACAGTTTGAAGGCTATGATGGGTCAGATTGGGGCGAGATTGGTGGCGGTGGGGCAACGCTGGCTGTAGACAATTTTACAGGTGATGGCTCAGATACTACGTTTACTTTAGGTGCTGACCCTTTAACTGAAAATAACACAGACGTTTACGTTGACGGTGTTTACCAGTTTAAGAATACGTATTCGGTTAGTGGAACAACGTTAACATTTTCTGAAGCTCCTGCAAATGGAGCTTTAGTAGAAGTAATGCGTATTTCAGCTTCTACTGTGAGTGTTGGCACACCAGACGACAATACAGTGTCTACTGTTAAAATTGTTAACGATGCGGTGACTCAAGATAAAATAGCAGACGATGCCGTGGGAGCCGATCAATTGGCATCAAATGCAGTGGTAACTGCTTCTATTGTAGACGATGCTGTAACTCTTGCTAAGATGGCATCTGGGACAGATGGAAACATAATTAGTTATGATGCGTCAGGTAATCCTGTAGCGGTGGCAACAGGTAATGCAGGTCAGGTTTTAACTTCTGCTGGAGCAGGTAGCCCACCTTCTTTCCAAACTGCTTCATCAATATCAACCAGTAAAGTCTTTTTTATGGGGCAATTGTAATGACAGTTAAAATATCAGGCGTGGATCTTAGCGCAAACACAACAGCGAATATAGGACAGGCTGGTTCTTCTGGAGGAACTTATACTGTTCATATACTTAATCGGAGTTCATCAACAGCGTTTGTTCAGCTTGGTGTTGGAGATAGTTCTGCTACGTTTGCTAATGCTACAAAGCTATTGGAAAACACTCAGATTGGGCCAGATGAAAGTTTAAGTTTTTCGCCAGTAGTGGCAGGGGCTAGTGATTATGTGATCGGTAGAAGCACAGTCGCAAGTGTAAACATGGTTATGATGGGGCATGATGAGTAATGGCTGGTTTAACTAGACTATCAGGAAGTGGAAGAGGTAGCTTACCTATGTTCCCAAGCGGAGATAAAAGCTCTGTTACTCCTTACTACAATTATGATAATAATGAATCGGCCTATGTACACCTTCCAGCGTTTACAGGAGGCACATCAGCAGGAGGATCAATAAGAATTTTACAAAACTCGGTAAATTCTTTTAGTGCTAGGCTTTACGATAAAGATGGTGGGCAGTTAACGTCTGGCGTTTGGAATAGTGACATGACAATCGCTGAAATCGCTGGATCTGCAAATGCAGATAGATTAGCTGGTTGTTACATGGATGAAACGGACAATCTTTGGTACGTTTTAACCATAGACACGACCACTTCCCCGAATACATACTATTTTTCAAAAGTTAACGAAGCAGGGACAGTTACGACAATAGGAAATGCTCAAGGGATTGCTGGCATAAATGGTATTTGGTATGGAAGTGATTCCACTGGCCCGCTGTATAGGGTAGGAGGGGATGGCTCTGGGAATTTTGCGATTTCGGCCGCAGGGCCGCAGGGAGGTAGCTCTGCCACAGGTGTACCTTATCGGGGAACCACGGTTACCATTAGCGCATCTGACGGTTCGTTGAGTTATTCATCAGGTTTGATGCCTAGTGCCTATGGGGCTGGAACTTATTTGAAGACTCCCATATTTGGGCCAACAGGAAACGGAATAATTGGTGGCGCTATTTCCAATCTTTCTTATACTCAATCTCCCCCTTATGCGATTGGTCCTTACGGCGCTATAGGAAATACAACAACTGGAAGATTTATAACTAATGCTCATTTTGGATCTCCAGCAACGAATGGTTATCCAACAGGTGCAAGCTCTTTCATAATTTATAGAAGTAGAAGGAAGTATATATTTTCAGTTTATGGTAATCAGTTTGCGGGCGCTCCCGCCGTATATGATGAAGAAGAAGTTCACGCATGGTTAGATAATTTGGCGGTGTACTATGGAATACTATAAATATGTAGGGGTAGACAGTGGAGGAAACTTATCATTTCCTGCATCTGTCTGGCTAAACCTTTTAACAGAAACAGAAATGTGTGCATTTTTTCGTAGCTCTACACAAATTATTGCAGATACTGCTTTACTTATGAGTAACAGAAATTGGGTAGTAAACGTAGAAAGTTCAAGGTTTGATGAAGTAATGGCGGCTTGTGTTGCAGAAAATATTTTTACAAACGACAGAGTAGCAGAGTTTAAACGTGGTGTTGTGGAAATAAGCGAAATGGAGTATCGATATGGCTCTAACTAAAGTTAAAGCAGGAGTAATGGGAGCAAACTCGGTAGGACGAGCTTCTATTGTTGATGGTGAAGTTATAACTGCAAAGATTGCTGATTCAAATATTACAACAGATAAAATTGCAGATGGAAGCGTAACAGCTGTAAAGTTAGCAGCAGGGGCTGGTGGCGCATACAACAACTGGTCAGTAAAAACAGGAGCTTATACAGCCGTAGCTAGAGATCAATTAATTGTGAACTCAGGGTCAGCTGTTACGATTACATTACCATCTAGCCCGTCAACAGGAAATTCTGTTTCTATTCATAATGCAGGGGCAGGAACAGTAACTGTTGGTAGGAATGGTTCAAATATTAATTCTACTGCTGATGACGGAGAACTGTTAACAGATAAATCTACCCAGTTAGTTTATGTTGACGGGACTATCGGCTGGAAGGAGGTTTAAGGTGGCCCAAAGTAATACAGCCATTGCACAACAACAACCATTACTTTCTGATTTTATTGGTTTATATAAAGCTGTATTAACAAAAAAAGAATGCGAAGAAATTATTCAGTTTTTTGAGGACTGTCATACAGCAGGACTAACCCATGTTGGTTCTACAATAAGTGGTCAAAATGCGTCAATAGTAAAAGATAGTATCGATTTGCAATTGATGAACGAAGGATTAAATCTTCCTTTAGGCTATCAATGGGTTTGTCAGCCAGAGAAACATAAAAAAATTACAAACTTATTGAAGAAACAATTTAAAAACATTTGTGCTGATTACTTGCAAGGTTGGATAGATGCTGTTGCCTCAATCAATCCTGATAATGCTCCTTACAACATGGCGGAAGGACCAGTATATCTTTCTTCATTGCAAATACAGAAATACCCAAAAGGTTCAAAAGGTTATCCAGCTATTCATTGTGAAGCTGACAATCATTTAATGCACAGAAGGATTCTTGCGCCTATTTTGTATTTGAATGATGTAACAGACGGCGGCTGCACAGAAGTTACTTTAGCAAATGCGATTATACCTCCTGTTGCTGGAAACGCGATGGTTATCCCAAGCCAGCCGCCTTGGTATCACAGGGGGCTTCCTTCTAAAACCCAAGACAAATATATTATCACAACATGGTTAGAATGGATGCCAGAGCAAGGTATGTTAGAGCTAATTCATCAACAGGAGAATATCAATGCCAGTTAAATTAGGTGGTGGTGACAGTTCTGGCACTTTAACAAAGTCGAGCTTCACTGCTGCAAATGCAATTTCCGCTGGAGATCCAGTATTAATAGACGGGTCAGGCAAAGTTTTAAAACAAACTGCTGCTGGTCCTACTGCTTGGTCTGGTACAGGAACAGGCGCACGTTTTTTACATTACAATAATACAGGTAATGCGTTTGGTTATCATTGGTCACGCATTGATGCAGCAAGCGGTAGAGTGGCCTATATACGAAATAAACCAATTAACAGTAATACCCGCAGAACAGTCTTAGCTGCTGGGACCTGTACTCAAACTTCTGCAAATGTTGTTTCATTTAGTACAAATATTAGTTTTTCTTACGGGCAAAGTTATGGAGTAAACGGAAGATCAATTGATGTAATTTATGACTCAATAAACGGTGGTTGGATTGAGTTAGGATATAAAGATTCATCTACTGCAAATTTAATGGTAATTACAAAATGGAAAGTTGCAGCAAATGGTCTAAGCTCCACAGCGTATATGGACCCTACTATTACTAATAATAATAATAATAAAATCTATTCTAGGAAAGCTTCTTTAGTAAAAGATGATACTGGGAAAATATATGCAGTCGGAACTGGTGGTGCTGGGGCTAATTATTACGGTTGGCATTGTAGGAGAATTGATTATTCTGCTGATGCTCAAAATAGTTGCACGTTTGGCACTGCAATAAATTCAACTAATTCAGCAGGTAATTATCATCCTGCTGATCTTTGTGCTACTTTTGATTCATTAAATGATCAGATTGTAGTTATTGCAGCTTCAGGTAACGAAACAATAGCTTGGGCTATTGATGTAGCAGCAAATGGAGATATTTCACAGTCTCATACTGTAAGGCTAAGCGCAAGCGCAGGAGTAGATGGTAGTGCTTGGGGCAACGGTATGAATAGCGGTGAGAATAGCTGGAAGTCAATAAAGTGTGACTCAAAAGGTTGTTTGGCAGCAGTTAGTCATCAAGGAGCTATTGTTTCTTTTAAGAACACTGGTTCTGCTTTTACAACTGGGACCTTAATTAGACAAGCCGACACAGGAACTAAAGGTGGTATAGCAATCGCTTATGCAGATGGTATGCGAGTACAAGGCATTAATGTTTTAGAAGGAGCAGTAGATACGTTTTGTGTGCCATACATTCCTTCCGCCAGCAGCACACAAACTATGAGATATTATTTTTTTAAGATAAACACTGACGGAACTATCTCAAAAACAGTTAATTCAACACCTACTACGGGTCATTCTTACGTTGTTGCTGGAAGCTACGCTACTCTCCGTGGGTACAACCTATTTGAAGCCAATAATAACCATGATGTTGGGGGTACGCAGCATACTACGTTAAGTTCAGACGGTGGTTCGTATTTTGAATATCTAAACTATAATAAAGTGTTTATTTCTAATTTAGATTTTTTTGATTATTTAGGTATAGCTGAATCCGCTATTAGTGCTGATGCTAGTGGGGATATAACGCTTTTAGGTGGCGTTAATGAAAACCAGTCAGGCAAAGTTGCTGGCAAAGAATATTATTTAAATAGTGATGGAACTGTTACAGAAGGGTCAGGAATTTTTCCAATCGGAACAGCAATAAGTCCGACTAAAATTCTTGTTGGTAAAAAATTAACTCCAGGTACTGATTTGCAGCCAGCTAGTAACATTAAAAGCATACAAAGAGGTTATTTTACTTCCAGTGTAAATGGAGCGCAAACTGTAACAATTTCTTCAATTGATCCTAACAAGTCATTTATTAATTTTAGTGTAGGTGCAAATAACGACATTATGCCGCCTAGAGGAACGATTACAGACGGAACAACGCTTACGTTTTATAGGGCAAATTCAACTGTGGCGTATCAAGTTGATTGGGAGGTAATCGAATATGTATAACGTAATTGTTCTTGAAGATGTGACACATACCTATAAAGTTGGAGAAAATGACGTTGAAAAAACCTATCCGACTGTTGTTCAGTTAAAAACTGTTGCGCGAGACATGAGCAGCGAAGCTAATACGTATCTTGTTGACGAGTATGATGTTAATAAATATTTTGGAAAAATTTGCATTGTGGATCATGGCAGCACTACAACAGGTGTAGTGTATGACGAAGAAGGAAAGCTAACGGTTACGGAAGAACGAGAAAAGTATGAACCTACTTTAACTTTTTACGATAAACCAGAAGATGTACCTGCATGAATACTAAACAAGAAATTATTGATTTAAAAGAACGTATAAAACGCTCGTCAGGTGATAAACGAGGTCGTTTAAAAGCAAAGCTTGCTTTACTAGAAAATAACCTTTGGTTAAGTAAACCCTGGGTAGAGCCTAAAAAAGCTTGGTGGCAAGTTCTACATGGATAAATTAGAAGCCCATGAAAGAGAGTGTGCGGTGAGATACAAAAACATCGAGGAACGCCTTGATCGTGGCACAGAACGTATGAACCGTATAGAAATGAGCGTCTATGCATTATATCCTTTTCTGGTTGGACTTCTCATAGCCAGTAAATTTTTGGGGTAACTCCTCATGTTCGCTGAACTCGCAGCGATTACTTCTGCAATATCTGCGATAAACAATACGATTGCAACCTTTAAAGAGGGCAAGGCTAATGCTCAAGATGCTGCTGCACTCTT